AAGTTGTTGAATATTTCCGCAACGGTGTACGCATCGCAGACCAACAAACAGGTCAGCCACAATTTATTAAAATAACAAGTGTTTCCGATACCGACCTCATCACAACATGGTTGGATAGAGCATCGCAAGCCAAACTGAACACAGTTATCCGCAACGACGAAGAACTACGTTTTATAGTAGCGCACGGTCGCGTACCAAAAATTGAATCGTTACTCGACGAACGAGGATTGCCAACATCGCGCCTAACAGAAGACGCAGACGGTCTACCAACAGCCGATGTTCAATTTGTGCCACGCGAAGAAATCCCAGTAGACAATCTTGTAATGGCAGAACGAGGACAAAACAAAACTGTAGGCGCTTTAGTTAAACTTGACAGCGGCGACGAAGCAATTATCACACGCATAATCCCAAGCCGAGTAGAAGACCCATTCAACCCAGGCACGCTCATATCGCGCGACATAGCAGAAGTGCAAGCGGTAGCCCCAGGACAAGCGTTTACTAGCCAAGCCCAAGACCCAGGATTATTTGGCAGCAATGAACTTCGAGAAGTCATTGACCTAAAAGGCAACCAAAGAAAACTAGCACCAAGTGTCAAAGTTGCTAACCGTGTGATGCCAGGCAAATCACCAAAACTTGACAACATCACAAAAGCAATGGACACAGGCGTCAAATGGTTCTTTAACAGTTTGGTGGGTAAAGCAACACAGAAACTTGAACGCTCACCGCTCTATCGTCAAGCGTTTTATCGAACGGTCGCCGACAACGCCAATCTGCTATCACCTGCAGAACAACAAACCTTGCAAGCAAACATCGCCAAATATGTTAAATCGTTAAACGATGACCTTATTCAAGATGGCAAACGAGGGAATATGTCAGTAGAAAAATATGTTGGCAACAAAGAAATCTACAACAAAATATTTGGGCAAACAGCCACAGGCGACGGTACAGTCGCCCAACTAGAACAATTCGCTGGAGCGATGGCAAGACAAGAACTACAAGAAACTCTTTACAACGCCCAGAAAAAAGGCAACCTAGAAGATATGTTGCGAGTAGTAGCACCATTCGCCACAGCATTTAGAGAAACACTCGGACAATACACCTCATACCTCGTAGAAGACCCATCACGAATCCGCAAAACACAACTCGCATTCAACGCAGCAAACTACGACTCAGACAACCCAGACAACGCCCTATCAGGCTGGTTCGCTAAAGACCCTATAAACGGCACAAACGTATTCAACTTCCCTATCGGCGGATGGGCAGGAGCAATGCTTCAATTCCCAATCCGAGGCGCATTTCAAGTATTAAACCTTCCAGGCGCAGGTCCAGTCCTACAAATCGCCGCATCAAACGTACTCCCAGACGCACCTCAACTAGAATTCGTACGCAAAATGATTCTCCCATACGGGGAAAAAGGTCCAGGGTCACTTGCACCACAATGGGCGACACGTGGCATAGAAGCCATCAGAGGTGACACCGCCAACCTTGGCACAATCTACGCCAACACCTACGCAGAAGTAGTCCGCCACAAAATCCAAAGCGGAAGTTACAACACCAAAGACCCAAACGACATGGCAAAACTGTACGCCGACGCACGCCGCAAAGCACAAGTCCTCGCAGGAATGCGTGCCTTATTCCAATTCACAGGACCAACCTCACCACAAATCGACTTCCGTTTAGAAACAGACGGCGGCGACATCATCGCATCATCACTTTCGCAAGAGTTCTACAAAATGAAATTAAAAAATCCAGACACAGTTGTATCAGACTTCATCGACAAATTCGGTGAAGATGCATTCATTTACATGGGTCACAAAACTGAGCCAACAACCAGCGGCATTGAACCAACCAAAGTGTTCTCCGATTGGGCTAAAGACAACGACGATTTGATGGCACAATACAAAGGCATCGCAGGATACTTCGCCCCTGGCGGCGACTCGTTCAGTTTCGAAGCATTCAACCGCCAAATCCAAAAAGGTGAACGACGTCGATTAACAGCAGAAGAAACGGTTGCAGCAGCCCAATACAAAATTGCTTCATCCATCTACCGTGAAAAACGCAACCAAATGGGCGACACCCTAAACCAAGAACAACGAGACTGGCTTGCTCAATGGCGCACATTCCTCAACAAAGAATACCCAGGGTTCCCAATCAAAGCCGACTTCAACCCAGGCGAATTCCCTAACTTCATCAACAATTTGCGTACAGCCGTAACCGACAACCGTTTAGCAGACAATGATGTGGCGAACGCAGTCAAACAATATTTGGATGCCCGCGACCAAGCATTAGAAAATGCTGCAGCAGCAGGGTTCTCAAGTTTCCAATCACCAAAAACACAACCTTTAAAGGATTGGTTGGCTAGTATTGCAGCAGCACTTGTACAGCAAACCCCAGAATTTGCAAGAATTTATGAAGATAAACTTGCAGCAGAGGTAGATTAAATGGCAACAGAACCAACAGACCCGAACGCGACGACAACCCCACCATCCTCGACCGCCCCAGTTATTGCCCCAAAAGTCGGTAGCGGATTAGCACCTGACGTAAAACTACAACCACGTAACGTATTCGTTACAGCACCACAATTATCTGGTTTAAAACAACAAGACATTTTAGGTGGCACAGTTTCTGACTCAGGCGACGCAGCCACACGCCAACGACGAGGATTCGATGTTTCTTTTGTAGGTCAAAAACTAGTAGGTAAAAACAACATTATCGAACGCGACCTATATGACCCCGACAAAGAAGCAGTAAGCGAACTGTCCAGAATGACCGCAGCGCAACGCGCAGATTTCCAAAACAAACTATCTGCACGAGGACTATACGGCAAAAACGGTAGACCGCAAGGCGGAACAGGATTTGATTCCACAGACATATCTGTGATGAGAGAGTTCTTAAATTACGCCAACTCGCAAGGTCGAACAATAGAAGCCGTTCTACCACAATTCCTAACAGAAATCCAACCATCTGTGGGCATGGGCAGAACAATTCGCACCACAGCCAAACAGGACATTCGTTCAGTATTTCAAGATACAACACAAAAAATATTGGGGCGTAACGTGTCTGCTGCCGAAATCGAAAAGTTTGTTAGAGCGTATGAGCGTATGGAGATATCGGAAGCAACTGGCGGTGTTCGTGCGCCACGTCTTGATGTTGCCGCCGAGCAGCAAGTTCAGCAGCAGTTCGGTCCAGAAGCCGAAGCGGTTCAGGCTTTAGGGTTTTTGGACATTCTTGATAAAAAGATTAAAGGACTTGCATAATGGCTGAACAGAAACCGATGCCCGAATGGATTAAAAACCTTAGGTGGGCATCCGAATCCACAAAAGAATTTTTTTACCAGAGATGGCTTAATGGCGATATCTCTCCTAAATCCCCACCACAAGATTGGGGTGCAATAACAGACCTCATAGAATTTTTTAAAAAAATTAAATTTAAAAACGATGTTGTCAAAAATGAAATTACCACAGAGCCGTTATTGCGTCAAAAACTTGACGCAAATCAAATCGACAAAGACCTCGCCGCCGCACAAAAGGCTTTGGATGATGGCGTAGCCAACTATAAATACAATAAACAAGTTTATTCTTTAACTGACTTGCGCGATAAACTTATCCCAGAATTAAATACATTAAAAGAACAAGCAGCAGACCAGCAAAGCAAACAAGAAACAGCAGAGTTTATTGCTTCAACCCAGTTAGCAGCCGATGAAAATTTTGTTAAATCTGCATTAGGAAAATTCAAAGATAAAGAAATTACTGAAGCGGAATTAAAAACAGCACAGAACGCTGTTAAGACAAGCAAACTTGTTTTAGATAGAGTTCGCAAAGGCGAATTGGCTTCGGTAATTGAATCACCAGAAACAGGTAAATATCAGGTTCAATTTGTTTCAGATGTTCCTGTTACCGCTGCCACGAAACCAGCCGCGGTAACACCAAAAGTTACTGGTACTCCTGCCGCAATTTTAAGTCAACAAGGTAGAACCGCCGCTGCCACCCCAATGGAAGACCGTGCCGAGCAAGCCCGTTTTGCTGGGATGAAACCAAAAAAAGTTGCCGAAACAACAACAGAAGAAATTGAACCAGTTGTACCTACCACAGGAGTTGTATCTGCCACTCCAGTAGTTGACCCAGCCAAACGGAAAGCATTCGTCACCGAACAACTCGCTGCCCGTGGTTTAGAAAACACACCAGCAAACCGAGAAATGTTACGCAAAGAATATAAAACAACAGCCGCTACAGGCATCACAGAACAACCAGCGGCAATTAGCACAGCATGGGAAACAACATTCCGAGAACAATTCCCAGCAAAAACATGGCTGCTAGACCTCGACCGCACTAAATACCCACAACTATTTGAAACATTAAATAAAGCCGTTGCACAAAAATACAGCAACGAAAGGTTTGCCGAAGAAGTATCTGCTACAGATTTCTACAAAGAACTATCAACATCAAAACAACTAAAAACTATTCAATCCCTCGTTGGCACACTAGGTTTTCAAGGCACCGACTTCCTCAAATTCGTATCAGATTCCATCAACTTCGGATATCAAGGTGGCATCCTAAAACAAAAAGTTTACAGCGAAGTATTCAAAAAAGACGAATCAGGCAACTACGTCAACCCGACAGCGTTGGCTCGCACCCAAAAATCTGCAGAATACATCAGCACACAAAACATCGCCAAAGCATTCTTCAACCGAAACCCAGCAGACTCCGACATCGAAAAAGTTTTAACAGGTCAAATGCTCACATCTGACTACGAACGCCAACAAAGAGAGTTCGCCAAAACACGCTACGGACATCTATCAAACCTGCTAGACCAAGGCATGACATTAGAAAGCATCGCATCCGCATACAAAACCACAGCATCAAAACTCTTGGAACGCAACGCTAATGACATCGATATGTCCACAGGCGCATTTGAACAGGCTGTATCGTTCGGCGAAGAAGGCAAAAAGCGTTTGATGACAAACAGCGAATGGGAAAAACTATTACGCTCCGACCCACAGTACGGTTGGGAAAGAACCAGCAACGCTAAAGATGAAGCACGGGCTTTGTCGGCTAATATTGCCCAAGCGTTCGGAAAGATTATCTAATGTCAATGACACCAGAAGACCTACAAGCCCTATCTGAAGCACGTGGTCGCCCCATCACGGCACCTACCCGCGATTTTACTGCCGAAATCGCTGCTGCTTACGCACCAAAAGAAGCGGCTTACGGTCTAGGCAGACAACCTGTTAGAGAAATAAAAACAGAAAATGAAGTACCAGTCAGACCAACTAGTCGTGCAATCTCATTTTTGCCACCAGGCGACGGTGAAACAGCCACAACAATCCTCACCAACACCCTCAAATTTTATGGGCTAGACGACCCAGAACTAGTCAACGAAATCCGTGCAGCGCTCGCAAACCGCACCATCACAGGCTCATCAAGCATCGACGAAATCGGTATTCAACTACGAGAATCACCAGCATTCAAACGGCGATTCGTAGCAAACGAACAACGCCGAGCAGCAGGCAAACCCGTCTACTCTGTGAGCCAACTACTCCAACTTGAATCACAATACCGAAGAAACCTACGAGACTCAGGAATGCCAGCAGGGTTCTACGACGACCCGACATCACTAACAAACTTCATTGTCAACGATGTCTCCCCAGACGAAATCTTGGCACGAGTAACACAGGGCTATCAGGCTGTACGCAACGCTGACCCAACCGTAGTCAACGAACTAAAAACGCTATACAACCTCGATGACGGCTCAATCGCAGCGTTCTTCCTAGACCCACAGAAAGCCCAAGACAACATCCTGCGTGCCGCCAGAGCCGCTGAGGTTGCCGCACAAGCCCGCAAACAGGCAGGCATAGCCTTAACAGCCACATCCGCCGAACAACTAGTTCGCCAAGGTGTAAGCGAAGCCCAAGCAGAAGCAGGATTCACCACCCTCAGACAAGAAGAAAGTCTATACAGACCATTGATGGGCGAAGAAGGCATCACCCAAGAAGAAGCCATCGCAGGCACACTCGGCACAAGCGCCGAAGCAACCCAACGAATAGCAACAAGGAAACGTCGCCGCAAAGGAACATTCGAAGCAGGCGGAAAAGTTAGCCTCACCACAATCGAATAGTGAGATAGTTGACAACACCAAACAAGGTGTGTAATATCGAACGTGATACGAAAGTAGGAACCTACACAGGAACCCCCCAGCCTGTGTGGAGCAATTCGGGGTGACAAATCAATAGCAGCCATCACATACCTCTGATGTGATGTGGGCAGAAACGGAGCGTGCCATATGTCAGAGTTTGACAACTACGACAGCGAAGACCAGATAGAAGAATCCGAAACCCGAAACCCAGTTAGGGCAAGGATGAAGCAATTGGAAAAGGAAACCGCAGACCTACGAAAGCAGGTAGCGGAAGCCGAGTCAGCGAAACGAGAATTAGCATTTGTTAAAGCAGGCATTGACCCGCTTCAACCGATGTCAAAATATTTCGTTAAAGCATACGATGGCGACCTTAACCCAGATGCGATTCGTCAGGCTGCTGTAGAGGCGCAATTGATTAGTCCACCCCAGACTCAACCATCTGCGGATGAGATGCAGGCATGGCAGCGAACCAATAAAGTCGCCGCTGGAAGCCAAACATCTCAACCACCAGTAGATTGGGCACGAAGGTTAAACGAAGCAACTTCGCCACGAGAAGTAGAACAAATTTTGTCTGAGGCACGGGCAGCAACACAAAACTAATATCCCCCTCAAAACAAAAGGAATAAATAATCATGGCAGGCGAAACCCAACTCTCGTCTTTGTCAGTTGACCAGGTAGCATTTGACCGTCTTGCGTATTTCGCATTGCGTTCAGAACTCTTGTTCGACCAGGCAGCAGACGTACAACCAGTCCAACAGGCAATGCCTGGAACTGGTGTCACATTCACCATCTTCGCAGACATTTCGGCAGCGACATCAACGCTGAACGAAGTAACTGACGTAACACCAGTAGCGCTCTCAGACAGCCAGGTAACTGTAACTCTGAACGAATACGGTAACGCAGTTGTAACAACAGCGAAGTTGCGCGGAACAGCATTCACAGATGTTGATTCAGCAGCAGCGAACATCATCGGATACAACGCAGGCGATTCAATCGACCAAGTTATCCGTGAAGTTCTTGCCGCAGGAACCAACGTCATTTACGCCACAGGTGGCACAACAACCCCAACCAGCCGAGAATCAATCTCA